GCACTCACCACTAACGCTAACCGCTACTATCGTCGCGTCCGCGTTAAGAACCTCATGTGATCAATACTCACAAGAGTTAAACAGAGGGTCTTCGGACCCTCTTTTTTTATGCTAAATATTTAAAAAACGATGGCATATGTAACCCCCATTGAGAATAGAAATTATTTGGCACCTGTTGGGTTTATATTCACAATTGATAGAATTCCGCAAGTATCATATTTTTGCAATCAAGCAAATATTCCTTCAATGGATTTGGGAGTAGTTCTTCAACCTTCTTACCTGAAAGATGTTCCAGTTCCCGGTGATAAAATAGAATTTGGTGATTTAACAGTACGTTATCTCATTGATGAAGATTTTGGAAACTATATGGAAATTCAGAAATGGATTCGTGGATTAGGTTTTCCAGACAGTTTAAAAGAGTTTAGTGATTTTGAATCTCAAGTAACCTTACCTAACAGTATCGATACTATTTTTGATGGGCAAGGTGACAACATTTATTCTGATGGAGTTCTTCAGATTTTAAGTAGCAATAACGTACCCAAGTTTCAAGTTAATTTTAAAGACTTGTTTCCATATTCATTATCAACCTTAACCTTTGATGCTACAGATACTGATATAGAATACTTTACAGCAGAGGTATCTTTCAAGTATACTAACTATACTATAACAAATACCAGAGGACAAGATTTATGAGTTTTGATCTTGAATCTATTCAAGATATGTGGGAAAAGGATTCTAAAATAGACCCAGACAATTTGCACAATGAGTCTTTAGGTATTCCAGCACTCCATGCAAAATATTTTGAATTATATAATACAATCTTCCTTTTAAGAAAAAAAGCAGAGCAGCAACGTAAGAATATTCGACACGAACGTTATGAATATTTTAGTGGAAAATCAGACCCAGAAATTTATATCGAAAATCCTTTTCCTAAAAAAATTAGAGATAAAGATACTATGCAAAAATATTTGGATGCAGATGAAAAACTTTCAGGTGTTTCACTAAAAATTGATTACTATGAAACTATGTTAGTGTATATTGAGAGTATTTTAAAGCAAATCACTAACAGAACCTATCAAATCAAAAACGCTATTGAGTTTATGAGATTTAATGCAGGATTAGGATAATGGAAGAAGACCATTATTACAATGTAGAGTTACCAATACAAGCAATACGTATAATACATATTGGGTTATCTCAAGCAGTTCAAAAATGGTCAGGTGGTGATCCTTTTGAACAGGAAGATTTGATTGCCATGAGGAATCATTTCTATCGAATTGTTTTAGAACATAAGTTTAAAGAGATGTAATAAATATTATTAGATGAATGGATTTATGTGATCGATACGTCAGCAAATCTTGTTATATCTAAGTCCAACGAAGTATTTTTAAAGATTAATACTGAACCTCATATAGAATATGAACTTAGAGACCACTTTAAGTTTGAGGTTCCTAATGCAAAATTTATGCCGCAGTATCGTGGTAGAAATTGGAATGGAGAGATACATCTCTTTGATATGCGTTCCAAGCAAATCTACGTCGGTCTGCTAGATAAAATTGTCAGTTTCTGTAAGCAATACGATTATTCTTACACGTTTGAGGACAATAAATTTTATGGCACCCCATATGAAGAGAATGAGGAGATCTCATATGAAGGTGTCAAGGATTATATGCATTCCATTTGTTCTCATACTCCCAGGAAGTATCAAATTGAGGGAGTATACGGTGCCCTAAAGCATAATAGAAAACTATTGATATCCCCCACTGCTTCTGGCAAATCTTTGATGATTTACTCTCTTGTAAGATACTACGAGAACCAAGGGAAAAAAGTTCTTTTAGTTGTTCCAACGACATCTCTTGTAGAGCAGATGTACAAGGATTTTCTTGACTATGGTTGGGATGTTGATTCATATTGTCACCGTATCTATTCTGGTCGAGAAAAATATAGCAATGTTCCGATAACTATTACTACCTGGCAATCTATCTATAAGTTAGAAAGATCCTGGTTTGAGGAATATGATGTGGTAATTGGTGACGAGGCACACTTATTTAAGAGTAAGTCTCTCATTGCGATTATGACCAAGTTGCATCATGCAAAGTATAGATTTGGATTTACCGGAACCTTAGATGGCACACAGACGCATAAGTGGGTGTTAGAAGGTGTCTTTGGTCCTTCATATAAAGTGACTAGAACAGATGAGTTGATGAGACAAGGACATTTGTCTCAGTTAGATATCCAATGTATTGTTCTTAAACATCCTCCCCGTAAATTTGATATATTTGAGGATGAAGTACAGTATTTAATTACACATCAACAAAGAAATAACTTTATTACCAACCTTGCATTGGATATGAAAGGCAATACTCTTGTGTTATTTGCAAGAGTGGAAGCACACGGTCAAGTACTTTTTGACAAGATAAATAATCAAAAGAAAGATAACCAAAAAGTATTTTTTGTCCACGGTGGAGTTGATACCACAGAAAGAGAGTTAGTAAGAGAAATAACTGAAAGAGAAAACAATGCCATTATTGTTGCTTCTTATGGAACTTTTTCTACAGGTATCAATATTAAAAATCTCCATAATGTTATCTTCGCCTCACCTAGCAAATCCAGAATCAGAAACCTTCAAAGCATTGGACGGGTGCTTAGAAAAGGAAAAAACAAATTAAAAGCAACTTTATACGATATTGCTGACGACAGTTCAACTACTACAAGAAGAAACTACACACTTAATCATTTTATAGAACGAATTAAACAATACAATGAAGAGAAGTTCAATTATGAAATTGTTACCATACAACTCAACGGAGGAATATGATAGAAGAAGATTTTTACGCAACTATTAAACTTAGAAGCGGAGAAGAAATATTCGCTAAAGTAGCAGCCTCAGAAGAGCAAGATAGAACTATGCTGATAGTTTCTAATCCGATTAATGTAAAAGAAATTAAATCTAAAACAGATAATGTAGTTGGTTATAAAATAGAACCATGGTTAAAGACTACATCTGAAGATATGTTTATAATTAGATTGGATGATGTTCTTACCCTATCAGAATCATCTGATATTGAAATTATAATGATGTATCAAGAATATGTTAGAACCGGTAGCACTAAAGATAAAAACAACGGTTCATCTAAAATTGATAGAAAGATGGGATATCTCTCTAGTGTAAGAGATGCAAAAGAAGTTCTAGAGAAAATATATAAAAATTCTAATAAAGATCCTAAAGAATCTAAGTAATCTATAGCTATCTCTTCAAACCCAACAAAGGTATTCTACACATGGTTTAGATACTTGTCAAGTGTTTGTATTGATGATATAATATATACATATTATGATGAAAACTTATGGTAGGCACTACGATGGCCAAGAGGAAAAGGTCAGAGCATTACGTTAATAATAAAGAATTCCTTGCGGCACTCATTGAGTATCGTAGTGAAGTTGAGAGAACTTTTATTGCTTTGTATGGCAGAGAACCTACTAAACAAGATAGGTCACAGAGGTGGGAAACTAAACCTTGTATTCCACGGTATATTGGAGAGTGCTTCTTAAAGATTGCTAATCATCTATCGTTTAAACCAAACTTCGTAAACTATATGTTTAAAGAAGATATGATTTCTGACGGTATTGAGAATTGCGTACAATATATCCATAACTTTAACCCAGAGAAATCCCAGAATCCCTTTGCGTATTTCACTCAGATTATTCATTACGCTTTTCTGCGTCGTATTCAGCGAGAGAAAAGACAGTTAGATATTAAAAATAAAATTATCGAACGCTCAGAATACAGTGAAGTCTTTGACGACAACAACACCCTTGACGGATCTAACTACAGCGACTATAATAGTATCAAAGATGCTGTCCATAGTAAACTCCGTTATCAATGAGAATTGCGATCATTACAGATCAGCACTTTGGTGCCCGTAAGAACTCTAAACTGTTTCACGACTACTTTCTAAAGTTCTACAATGATGTCTTCTTCCCCACCATTGAGGAAGAGGGCATTACTACTATTGTAGATATGGGTGATACATTTGATAGTCGTAAAGGTATTGATTTTTCAGCACTCTCTTGGGCAAAGAATAATTACTATGACAGACTCCAAGATATGGGAGTTACTGTTCATACTATCGTTGGTAATCATACTGCATACTATAAAAACACTAATAATGTTAATGCAGTTGACTTACTACTTCGCGAATATGAAAACGTTATTATATATTCTGAACCAACAGAAGTTAAACTTGATAAACTTGGAGTAGTATTTGTTCCTTGGATTAATGATGAGAACGAAAAAAATACTTTAAAGGTACTTGATAAGACTAAGTATGATTGTGCTATGGGTCACCTTGAGCTCAGTGGGTTTAGGGCACATAAGAATGTGGTGATGGACCATGGTATGGATAAAGAAGTTTTCTCCAAATTTTCTACTGTATTCAGTGGTCATTATCATACACGTTCTTCTGATGGTAAGATTTCATATCTGGGTAATCCTTATGAAATGTTCTGGAATGATGTAAATGACTCTAGAGGTTTTCATATCTTTGATACTAATACTAGAGAATTGACTCCGATTAATAATCCATATCGGATGTTCTACAATTTATATTACGATGACGAGTCTCATCAGATGGTAGATGTTACTCCATATGAAAATAAAATTGTAAAAGTTATTGTCAGAAGCAAACCAAGAATCAAAGAATTTGAGAAAGTTATTGATAAACTATATGCTATAGGTGTTGCCGAACTAAAGATCGTAGAAAATTATGATTTCGGTGGATGGTATGATGATAAAGAATTCTCTGCTATGGAGTCTGAAGATACTCTTTCAATCTTGGATAGATATATTGAGGAGGCAGAAATAAATCTTGATAAATCAAAGATACAAAACATTATCAGAGATACGTATCAAGAGGCATGTGAGATGGTGTAATGTTTATTTTAACAGTTCTAGGAAAAGAAACTGACGGGGCATATTCTGTTGCCAATAAAGACGGAACAGATATTCTCTATATCTTCCAAGAAGAAGACGATGCTTCGCGATATGCTATGATGCTAGAGAACTCTGGCAGTCCAGAAATGCACGTTATTGAAGTTGATAACGAAGCTATGATTGAAACTTGTGTGCTGCATAATTATAGTTACACACTTATTACTCCCAATGACATTGTGATTCCCCCTGATACTGAGCATGATCTTATTTAAAACTATTAGATGGAAAAACTTTCTTTCTACTGGAAACCAATTTACTGAAGTTAGTCTTACTCAAAATAATACAAATTTGATTATTGGCACTAATGGTGCAGGCAAATCTACTATTTTAGATGCGCTTACATTTTCTTTATTTGGTAAACCTTTTCGTAAAATTAATAAACCACAACTAATCAATGCAACTAACGAAAAAGATTGTCTTGTTGAAGTTGAGTTTTCTGTAGGTAATGTTGAATGGAAAACCGTTCGTGGTATCAAACCAAATATCTTTAAGGTTTGGAGAGATAATGAACTGCTAGACCAAAGTGCATCTGCTAACGACCAGCAAAAATGGTTTGAGCAGAATGTATTGAAGATGAACTATAAGTCTTTTACTCAAATTGTAATTTTGGGCAGTAGCACATTTGTTCCATTTATGCAACTGACTGCAAATAATCGTAGAGAAGTGATTGAAGACCTTTTAGATATTCGTATCTTCTCCACAATGAATAGTGTCATTAAAGATAAGATTCGTGCTCTACGGGAAGATATTAAAGTCTATGAGTTGAAGAAAGAGTCTCTACTCGAAAAGGTTTCTATGCAAGAGAACTTTATCGAAGAACTTGAGAACCGTGCTAAGCAAAATGTTTCTGATAAAGAAATAAAGATCGGAAATCTTCTTGTAGAAGAAAATGACTGGATGGGAGTTAATGAAACTAATAATATGCAACTTGCTAGTTTGCAAAAACAGATAGAAGGATACGCTGGTGCCGCAGAAAAACTTCGTACACTTGGTAATTTAAAAGGTAAGATTTCTAACAAAGTATCAACTATTACTAAGGAACATAAATTTTTCACACAAAATACGGTCTGCCCTACCTGTACACAATCTATTGAAGAGACCTTCAGAATAAATAAGATTGAAGACGCTCAGAATAAAGCAAAAGAGTTGCAATCCGGTTATAATGAACTGGAAGAGGCAATTAAAAAAGAAGAAGAGCGAGAGCGTCAATTTACTGTTCAATCAAAGGAGATTTTAGTCCTCAATAATGGCATTTCTAAAAACAATACTCAGATCGCTGGATGTCAGAGACAAATCAGAGATTTGGAATCGGAAATTCAAAGAATTACCGATCAAATTGCAAACAGAAATGTTGAGCATGAAAAGTTAACCTCTTTCAGGGAGAATCTAAAAACTACATACGACGAACTCGCTAAGAACAAGGACACAATCCAATACTACGATTTTACTTATGGATTGCTTAAGGACGGTGGAGTTAAATCCAAAATCATTAAGAAGTATCTACCGCTGATAAATCAGCAAGTTAACCGTTATCTTCAGATGATGGATTTCTATATTAACTTCACACTTGATGAGGAATTTAACGAAACCGTCCAGTCCCCTATTCACGAAGACTTTTCTTATGCTTCTTTTAGTGAAGGAGAGAAGATGAGAATTGACCTAGCACTTCTCTTTACTTGGCGTGAAGTAGCAAAGATGAAGAACTCAGTCAACACCAATCTTTTGATTATGGATGAGGTATTCGACAGTTCACTAGACGGATTTGGAACTGATGAATTCCTAAAGATTATTCGTTACGTTATCAAGGATGCTAATATCTTTGTTATCTCTCACAAGGCAGGATTAGAAGACAAGTTTGAAAGTGTTACCCGATTTGAGAAAATCAAAGGGTTCTCACGTATGGTCAAGTAAAGAGAGACACTTTAAAAAGCAGCACACTACCTCGCCTCAGGGCGGGGTTCTTTTGTATGATAGGTCCATAAGAAACAAAACCATGACCAAGCACGAAGTCAAATCGCAACTTGCCAAATTGCTGGCTACTGAAGACTTGGTAGTTGAGCACCGGTTTGTTGAGACTGCTCAGTTCAATGTTCAGACCCGTGTGCTTACCCTGCCTCGCTGGGAGAGAGCAAGTAATATTGTTTATGATATGCTAGTCGGTCATGAAGTCGGACACGCATTGTTCACTCCAGACCAAGACCCTCCTAAGGGTGTCCCTCATTCCTTCATCAACATCACTGAAGATGCTAGGATTGAGAAACTGATGAAACGTAAATATCCCGGTCTTACTAAAACTTTTTTCAAAGGTTACAAAGAACTTTCTGATGAAGATTTCTTCTGTCTAGAAGGTGAGGATATTAGTAAGATGACTCTTGCTGACCGTGCTAATCTTTATTTCAAGATTGGTAATTATATTGAGATTTC